AAGACCATGATGCAAAGCCAGCTGAAGCTGAATCCTGCACACAGTATTGAACTTGTAATGAATTTCCTAAGTCTCCAGGAAATCTTGCCAAATATGCCTCACCACTATCAAATGATAATACATCAAAATGAGTTTTATTTCTTATTTGTATAGGAGCAGTACTAGCTCCTATGATACCTATTACTTGTGCATTTTTTGCTGCTGTTGAAGCCTCTCTAACCACATATAGTGACTGAGAATAGCGTAAGAAATAAGAGGCAGCATGGAAATCTATATTGTTAGTGGTGTCCGGCGTAGAAAACGTGTCTATCAAATTAGCTTCATTTGATACCAAAGTTCTTTCTCTTACAGGACCCCATCTAAATTTGCCTACGATCGCGCCAGTGGATGTCTGTACATTCGGCACGCCGCCTGTCAGATCAATTTCCTTTACGACAACCGCAGGAGATTGTGATGGTGTAAATAGTGCCATAACGTTAATCCTTTTTCGGTTATTATTAATAAGTTTTCATAATACGGTTGTTCAATGGTATTATTTATATAATTTAAGTTTTTAGTCATATTCTATGTACCATTTAGGTTTTTCAGTTTCCTGAATAAATTGCTCACCATCATCAATAAAACCAAAAGGAACCATATCATCCTCAATTTGTTTCATTTTTGAATCAAATAAAATTTGTTTTAAATTAATATTTGTCATATCCGCAAAAAATTCGGTTGAAATAAAATACCCAAACATGACCAAATTCATTACCAGATCATCATGGTTACCATCAGCGGCCTCGTATGATTGACCTTTTGCTACAAAGGTTGATAACTCAATAATGGTATTTTCATCAACAATTTTCATCTTTTTATTTTCAAGTATATCTTTTATTGCAGAGCAACCTAACCTTTTTACCTTACGAGTCATGGTAATACCTAGACCATCCGATCTTATGGCAGACTCAGCATGTAAGTTTTCATACTCTAATTCATGGTACAATCCGTTGGTTACCAATGAGCCTTGATCATTAGATTCAACCACAGTATATGCATTATTATAGACTTTTGCGTATTTATAAATAATATTAGGAAAGAGGATAGGCGAGATAGTGTTATTGCGATACACAGCTACCTGCTCGAAAGGGCGAACGCTAATATCGATCAAATTAAAAGTAGAATAGTCCTGTCCTCTTCCTTTTGCTACATCTACACACATTATATAATCATGTTTTCTTTCCGGTTCTTTATAAATTAAAACATCACCACTTTCTAAAATTTTTATAGGATTTGTTGCTCTTAAAGACATTAAGGTTTCTGCATTAATTAGTGTATCACCAGTACCAAAAAATGTATTACCAAACTCTTGATCAAATTGTAATTGACTGGTATTTGATATGGTGGCATCCTTCCATTTTTCGTCACGACCAGGCACATCCCACCAATCAACCCGAAAAGGTTTAAATTCATTGGTTCCTTGTTCTGCACCTTCCCATATTTTATAAAACATGTTACCAATACCATTTGCCGTAGATGTTACTATTATTTTTGTATTTTTTCCGGCAGATACCACAGGATATGTAGATGTGTAAAACTCAGACGCTCGTTCCACGAAAGCAAACTCATCAAGATATAAAAGATTAACTGACAAACCACGAATAGAGGAACCAGAGGTAGCAGAGGCAAGAATACGAGAATTATTACTAAATTCAAGAGAACCTTTATTAAGTGCTTTACTTCCTGGTTGTAAAAAGAATGGAATGTTTTCAAGCATGAGGGTAACCCTCGATAACATTTCACGTGCCGTTGCTCCCTTGTTGGCAAGTATTGCAATTGTTTTTTCTGAATTAAATAGGGCATACCAGAGAAGATAAGCACAGGCTGAAATTGACTTACCTGATTGTCGACACGCAAGTATGACATTAAATCTATTTTCCTCAAATTGTCTAAACATATTTTTCTGATATGGATATAACTTGAAAGGCACTAAACCTTTATCAAGTGATATAACCTTACAATAAGTTTCAGAAAAATATACGGGATCATCCATACATCTTTTATACTCTTTTAAAAGATCAGATGTCCATTCTTGAAGTACACCATCTCTTTTAACATTAGGATTCCCTAAGTAACTTTGTATTTGGTTCGGAATCAATTACTTCACCCTGCTGTAATAATTTTTGGATTTCAGCAGTAGATCCAAGGAAAATGTTATTTTGTTGATTTTCAATTTTTTTAGGTTCATCTTCTAAATCTTTTACCTTTTTATTTAGGTCCATTAATTTATCATTAACATCTGATAAATTTTTAATCATGCCAGATAAAACCTCATAAGCTCTTGGATGCTCGGATTCACGGGCCACTTCTACCATTGTGTCTAAGGCACCTTTACCTTTTTCTAAAAGTTCATAATATGTTTCACGGGAATAATCATAATCATTTTTTTTATTATCTGTAGTCACTATCTGCACCATAAAATGTAGTTGTAAATCCAAAATCACTATCGGATAATCCAACAGTAGTTATTGGATTCGGATTAATTTGAATTGTTTCAAGTCTAATATCTGAATCTGCAGTACCACCACCAATTTCATGAAGTCTTGCATTTGCCTGTCTGATAACCTCGGCTAACGCAATACCACTGTAAAACTGTGTACGCATTTCAAAATCCAAGGTGTAAATTATTGTTCTTCTGGCACCAATTTCATTTTCAAAGTCATCCTGAAAACCAACGCCTTGAATTGCTATAGGCAAATCTTCTCTATAATTTGGAAACTTTTCTGGAAATGGAATAAGTGTTAATGAATATTGCGGGTTAAAGGTTGGCAATATTTGCTCAACAATTTGCAATGAATCATCTTGCGTTTTTGCATATATATTTAACTGAAATGATATAATATACGGTACACCGGTAAACAATTTACTTCTATTATTATTTAAAGATCCGGTCGTCGCAACGCTATTTAATTTTGATAATTGTCTCGTTGTGTCATAAGTAATACTTGTTATTTCAAAAGACATTCTAGGTAGTTTAATTGCAACTTGTGTATTGTCTGTTAAACTTTCATTTTCTCTAATACGATCTAAATATTTATCCTTGGGTGCATATGATAATGGAACTTTAACTTGAGATATTACTTTCCCGGAACTATTTTTTCTCAGCACATATATGTTGTTAAACATTCTTCCAAATGCAGCAACACATTTACGTGTTTTTTCATGGTAAAAATAGGTTCCAAACATAATTAACCTTTATAAATGTTCTGTAAGTGATCTTCGAAGGCCTCTACCTTTGTTAATCTGTCCGGCCACAATATATAGTCCTTTTCTGGATTCTTTTTTAAATTATTTAAAAGTGGCACAATTGCGTTATACAATTTATCTAATTTTTCTTGGGTTGATGATGCTGTAGACGCTGCCTTGTCTAATTGTGTTGTCGCTTTTTGAACAGATTCTAATTCTTGCTCATCAACTGCTGTAAAACCAAAATCAAAAATATCAGTACTCATTAATTATTCTCCGGGTCGCCAAATGGATTAGACTCTGTAAAATCTAAGAAATCAGAACCGCCAAAATCAGAAAATCCATCATTCTGTTCATTTTGTGAAATTTTATTCTCTTCTGATACTGCAATAACTGTTCTACTAAGACCATTAACAAAAATATTTATACCAGTAACAAATGTATGATATTCACCATCATCAGCACCAACATGTATTAAATGTAATATTTTGTCGGTATCTGAATATTTTGATACCTCACCGGTTATTTTAACACCGCTTGAAAGTGTTTGTGTGGCAGTATTACCTATTACCACATCACCTCCTTCGCCTAATGTAACTAAATATGTATATGCATAATCTTTTTCAATTTTGTCAATTGCTGTAACACCAGTATCCAAATTCTCATCATTATATTCAAAAAGTTGAGCTCTAAGTTTAAAAACAGGTAAATTATTTAATTGATAAAACGGTTGTTCGTGTTCTACGTGAGTGATTTCAAATAGTTTATTTGTTAACCTTGAAAAGATTAAATCGCCTTCACGTGGCCTGTCGCCTGTGATGTCATTATCATATTTATCTACGGTTTGTTTCCATCTTCTACGTGAAACAACAAATGTGGCTTCATCACGAATTTCTACGCCAAATCGACTAAATAAATCACCCTCGCCTTCAAATCCTTCAATATTATCAATATACATTTCTATACGGTAAGATGAATTAAACGAGGAGGGAACATCCTGGCCAAAAATGGTATCTTCGTTAACTATATCACGAGGAAGATAATATATATCCTGACCATAAATTTTTAATGATTCAATAATAATATCTTCGAACAAATTTTGTTCTGATCTAACTTTTTCGGAAAATGCAAAATTCCTCATAATTTATCCTATAAAAAAGTCGGCGGGCAATTCGTGTTCTAGTCTAATTTTTTCCTCTAGTTCATTTTTCTCTGCTTGAGCATCTTCATAATATTGTCTACCATTCATTACAATGCCACCTGGTAATTGCATACCTTCAAATTTAATTAGGTTTATTCCCCATTGTTCTTTAATAAGAGCTGTAGAATAAGCCTTTAACCATCGATCATTCCAAACTCTTGTAAAGGCTGTTGAATCAATTGTTTTGTAAGCCTCGTAAATAATATATTCATCGGCCTTAATATCTTGATTTTGAAATTCTCCATGTATATACAATCTGTTCTGATGTCTTACAAAGGTTGTTTGTGGAACACCACTTAATTCCATATCTAACAAGGAAATGTATTGTTGTAATTGATGATAATACGCTAGGTCTCCAGCATAATTCTGCATATCAGTAATGTCATTTAACATCATTTGATATCTAATATCAAACATATTAGTATTTGAACCTTCAGAATGTCCTATAGGTATCAATCTTGTGACATATAATACATCATTGTCTAAGGTAATATACTTATTTGTTACGTCCGCATCAGTAACTTGATATGAAACATAGGTTTTATATATGGCATCTGAATTATATTCTTGCCAATATTGTATTGCCTCATCAATTCTATCTTCAATTTGATCATCGTCTACATTGATTTCAAGAACAGGTTCACCCAGTTTCCTTTTGCAGTAATCAATTAATGTATCTCTATTTGTTGGATTTGCCATGTTTTATGCCTGTGACTCTGACCAGGATATTCTACCTTGTAACTGTAATGGGTTACTAGCTGTAACCGTTGATACGTCTTCTCTTAGCCTTGCAACCACTGTAAGAACATCTGGTCCATCAGGGAAAGTATTATCACCACCAAGTATAGAGTTACCTAATGTTGCAACCTCTCCAAGAAGTCTGGATGTCAATACCGGTACCCTGGTAGCACTAGGAGATCCTTCAGCATTGAATGAGAACACGATTGTGCCACCTTGAACTGTATCCGTGACATTATGGAAAATTAATTGACTTAATGATGGATTTGACACTCGCTGCCAATCATTATTATCCAATCTACCATTTAATCTTAATTCAACAACAATACCGTGTGATGTAAGAACATCGGTCTCATTTAAAATTAATTGCATTCTATTGATAATTTCCCTTTCACCTAAGAATCCTGGAGTATTTGTATCAACAGATGGTGCCAATCTAACACTAATAAGTGGGAAATCTCTAGACACGTTTGTACCACCACCGGTATCAGAAAGTGTAATTGTATAATCTGAATCAAATAATGATGTTCCTGTTGGAGCATTATCAATTAACAATAATGTTCTAGTTGAAAGAGTTGTTTTGCTATAACTATGTCTAGAAGAAATTGATGGTTGATATGGCTGGGTTGGATAAATAAATTGTGAGAATGGATTTGTTAAAGTTGTACCTGCAGGTATGTTAGGACCTGTAATAGTCATACCTCCTGAAACTGTAGCCAATTCTGTTGTACCAGTTGCCAATGTTATAGCACCTTGACCAGGCCCTGTAAGATCACGGTAGTAATTATAACTGCCGACCTGGGCTTGCCAATCATCGCCTGCATCTTCAATTCTACCACTTGCGGTAATACTTGTTCCAACCGTAACAGAATTGTTTAGTGAATTAGCTGTGAAAACGTAAGCCTTATCATCATCAAACGTACCATCCATAATAACCGATGTACCCCAGTGTGCTAATGCCGGAACATATGTTGGTTTGCCAATATTTATTAATTCATATCGAGCAGGTACATTACCAGATCTCATATAAGCTTCTGTATTTTTATTACCGTGAACGAATTGGTGCACATATCTTACAACACCATTTTGATCTTTAAATCCAAATCGAACTTTACCAGCGCCATACCATGAATAATCAATATATGCCATTTGAATTCTGTTAAGTTCTAATTTAAATCCGGTAATACCTGTACCATCACATTTATCAATATTCCATTGAGCCTGTGGAACTCTATTATCTATTATTTTTGTTACAATTACATCGGTTTGTGTATTACCTCTATATGAAGGTAATATATGACATAAAGTATCAGATGCGATTTTAACTACGGTATATGTCTGACCTTTAATAACAATATCTTCATTTACATTTATCTGTGAAAGAAATTTAGTTCCTGTACCAATAACATCACCCGCGTTAAAAGTTACTGATACCACGCCACTTAATTGTTGTACTGAACTTCTAATAACACAACCTAAATCCTGGCCATTGTAATCAAAGAGTAAACCATTTTGATCATCGTATAATCCACAACGTAGTGAACAATTATTCCATGCATTTACATTAAATGTAGCAATACCAGTTGCAAATGGATCTGTTGGTGTTCCATCTAAGGCCACATTAAATGAATAATCATCAACCTTTGATATCACACGATGTGTTCCATTCCAGAAATTAGCACCATTTGTAGCGTTTGCAACTACCACATCAATACCATCAGCTGAATCAGTAATATTAATTCTATGTGGATATCTTGTTTTAATGGTTCCTGTTGTACCACTTCTAGTAAATGATTCAATATCAACCGAAGGTTTAAAGTTAACAGCGTATGAAACTTGAATACCTTTACCAGATTGATAACGGAAATATTTACGAGTTTGACGAATCATTCTACCATCTGGATTTGTAGATGGTATTAGTTCAACACCACCATCATATGGTCTGTGTAAAGCAAATCCATCGGCACGAACCAATAATTGTGAATTTACAGCATAGTTTGCAGAATCAGCGCTTGAATCTAAGTTATCGGCAAGTGTTAATCTAGAATTTGAATTTACATAAGTAATGGTTGATTCAAATGTTTTACCAATGGATTTTTGTAGATATCCTACCACAGTTGCACTTGTGGTATTATTTACAATATTTGAGTTTGCTGTTGCGTTTGCAGGTGTTGGGTGTAAAGTAACCTCAGTACCACTTACAATTCTTGCATAATATCTTTGTTCTGCAACATAATCAGTAGAGGCAACGTCAGTCAATACCACGGCCGCTCCAGTTGCATAGCCAGCAGTAGCAGTGACATTTACTCTATTTGTAGAGGCATTGGCAGTGCCACTAAAATTTGATATTTCTTCCGGAAAATAAATCTTAAATTCATCGCCTTTATTAAAGTTGGATGTAAATAGTGTTTGTTCGCCTTCAATTACATTTGAGCCACTTACAGGAACAATAATACCCACACCTTCTGTTTCGCCGACAATTGATGTACCTGTAAATTTGGATGTACCATCACCGACACTATCGAGTGAAATAAAACTACCATTAATTGAATCCTGGGCATTTAATTCTGTGGTTGCCAGTCTAAACCAGTCATTGTTAACTCTTTTAACAAAAAGTTCACTTGAATCTGTTAATCCACCAATAACAGAACCTGTTTTTTGATATAATACTTTATTTCCAGTAATAAATCCATGATTATTAATTTTTAATGCATTAAAATTAGGATCAACAGCATTTAAGTTTGTTAACTGTAAATCTCTTCTTAAAACCTGCTGATTACTTTTTAT